ATGTCGAAACGATCCAAACAAAAAAATGCCATTGCGGTTTGTTCTTTTGAAATTTCAAAAGCCAAATCTGAAGTGCAAATTTTTCCAGCCGGTTTTTTTCGGGCGACTGATGGCCGACCGTTTGAAGTTGCTCATTGGTATCTTGATGCGGTGATTGCTGCACGTCTGATTGAACAGTTTCACGCCAAGCAAACCCCATTCATTATTGACTACGAACACCAAACATTGAACGCCGAAAAAAATGGACAACCCGCGCCACGCGCCGCGTCAATGTCCCGTTTTGAATGGCGTGAAGGCATTGGCTTGTTTGCAGTGGATGTGCAATGGACTAAACGCGCCATGAAATACATTGATGATGATGAATATGGTTTCATCTCGCCGGTTTTTCCTTATGACAGAACCACGGGTGAAGTTACCGGCTTATTTCATTGCGGGCTTGTGAATGATCCGGGCCTAGATGGTATGGCGGCGGTGAATGAGTTGGCCGCGGCAAAGTATGGACAGACGACACCTGCAAACACAAAAGAGGACACACTCATGAATGAAGCTTTGTTGATAATGTTGGGTCTTGAGAAAGACGCAACGGAAGACCAAATCAAAAACGCAGTGGAAGCGCTAAAAGCGAAAGCGGGCAGCGTGGACACGCTCACCGGCGAAGTGGCCACGCTCACCGATCAAGTGGCCGCACTCAAAGCCAATGGCGATGATGGCAAAGGCAACCCCGACCCGTCAAAGTTTGTGCCGGTGGGAGTTGTCAAAAACTTGCAAACCCAAGTGGCGGCCCTGTCGGCCAAAATCAATTCCAATGAAGTTAATGACATCATTGATGTGGCTATGAGTGAAGGCAAGTTGTTGCCCGCACTTGAATCATGGGCGCGTGATTTGGGCAACAAGGATGTGGCCGCCCTCAAATCCTTTATTGAAAATGCCCCTGCCGTGGCGGCTTTGAGTGGCAATCAAACCGATGGAAAAAACTTTGGCGGTGGTGCCGTCAATCACGGCTTGAGTGTTGAGCAACTTGCAATTTGCAAAAACTTAGGCATGGAACCGGAAGACATGGCCAAAGAATTGGCCGCGCAAGTATAGCGTTTTAAAACCGTTTTTAAAAATATTAAGAGGACATCAACATGGTTGCATTAACTCAAGACCGCGACACGCACCAGCGGCAAAAAATTCAATTCAATGATCCAGTGGCCGCGGCGGTTAAAATTTTCGCGGGCGGGATTGTGATGTTGGACGCCAGTGGCAACGCCACACCGGGTGCCGTGAGTACCACGCTAACGCCACGCGGTGTGGCAAACGAACAAGTGGATAACAGTGGCGGTGCCGCCGGTGATCTGAGCATCACTAGTGAAAAAGGTACATTCAAGTTTGCCAATGACGGCACCATTACCCGCGCTGATATTGGCGCCACTGCTTGGGTGGTGGATGACCAAACCGTGGCAGACAATAACGGCGCGTCAACACGTTCCGCGTTGGGTGAAATTAAAGACATAGACGCCGATGGCGTGTGGGTTGAGATTATCTAGGCCACGCGGGAACGTTTAACGAATTCATTTTTTAGAGGAAGCAAACATGAAGCGATTAACAAAAACTTTTTTAACAATCACTATGGTGGTGGCGGGCTTGTTCGCCGCGTTTACTGCGGGTGCCGATCCACACACGGCTACAATGTATGCATTGCAAGAATTTAACGCCGAAACCCTGACCGGATTTGCCGCCGCGGGCATTGTGGTGAATCAATCAAACTTGGCCGCGATCTTTACCGGCTTTAAGAATAATTTTCAAGACGGTTTTAAAGGCGCTGAACAACAATGGAAAACTTTTGCAAGTGAATTTCCGTCAATGTCTGCAAAAGAACTCTATGGATGGCTTGGTCAGTTGCCACAATTGCGTGAATGGGTGGGTGACCGTGTTGTGAAGAATTTGTCGGTGCATGATTATGAGATTTTAAACAAAGATTTTGAATCAACCATCGGTGTGCCTCGCAATTCCATGAATGATGACACTTATGGTGTGTTTTCTAAATTGTTTGAGTCCATGGGCGATGTTGCCGCCAAGCATCCTGATTCTTTAGTGTTTGAAACCCTTTTAGCTGGGTTCGCCAATGAATGTTATGACGGCCAATATTTTTTCGACACTGATCACCCCGTGGGTGAGAATTCAGTGTCAAATTTTCAGGCCGGTGCGGGTGATGCTTGGTTTTTATTGGATTGTTCTCGCCCAATTAAGCCGATTATATTTCAAAACCGTAAGCCTTACACTTTCACGGCGATGAACAAAGAGGACGACGAAAACGTGTTCATGAAAAAGCAATATGTTTATGGTGTGGATGCGCGTGTGGCCGCAGGGTATTCATTATGGCAACTTGCTTTTGGTAGCAAGGCCACGCTTGATTCTGCAAGTTTTGAAACGAATTACGCGGCTATGATGGGCCTTAAAGATGAACATGACAAGCCGTTGGGTGTGAGGCCAACCCACCTGATGGTTGGTTCATCGAATCGTGCCGCCGCCAAAACGATCATTGACGCCGAAAAAAATGCAGCGGGTGCTAGTAATATTAATTACAAAGCGGTGGAAGTTGTCGTTTCGCCTTACTTGGCATAATTTCAATCCAGTGTGAATGTTGGGGGCGGTTCGCCGCCCCATTTTTAAAACCCGTTTGAATCCCATTTTTAGAGGAATTAACCATGGCTAAAAAATCCAACACGAAGGCTAAGCAGGACACTAAGCCAGAGCAAGACGCCAAGGCAGAGCAAGACGCCAAGGCCGAAATCGAGCCGGACAAAAAACAAAAAATCCCTGTACTTAAAGTGCGGACGAAAACCAAGCGCACCTTTCGACGTGCGGGCCAAGTGTTCAATCATGAAGTTCAAGTGATCCGTGTTGATGCGTTATCGGAAGAACAAGTGGAAGCCATTCAAACCGAACCCATGCTAATGGTTGACGCTGGATTCATCGAGGCATAGCCATGACTTTGTATTGCACCATTCAAGATTTGATTGACCGCGTTGGTGAAGATGAATTAATTGAACTCACCGACCGTTCAAACGTGGGCGAATTGGATGCCGCGGTCATCAATGGTGCCATTGCTGATGCGTCCAGTTTGATGGATGGCTATATTGCCACGCGTTACACCGTGCCATTGGCGGTGGATTTTCCCGTGATGTTGACGCGTTTGTGTTGCAACATTGCGCGTTTTAATTTGTACGACACTCACCCCACCGAAAACGTCAAACAACAATTTGACGCGACCATGAAAGTATTGGGGCAGATTTCCAAAGGCCATATCACTTTAAGCCTAAACAGTGGTAACGAAAAACCGGCGCAGGGTGACGCGGTGCAAATGCAAACCAATCCCGCCGTGTTTTCACGCAAACAAGACGGGTTCTTGTGATGGGTGTGATTAGTAAAACAGAAAACAGCATTATCAAAGTGATTGAAAAAGTAATGCTAAACAAAATTAAAACTGTGGAGACCTTGCCGGGTAGTTGGTCTGTGGATTTGCTTTTGGACTTGGCGCATAAAGCCCCGGCGGTGTTTGTAGCGTATCGCGGCGGCCCGGCAGAAAAATCCAATGTGGATGCTGTGAGTGATGGGAAATTCTCTGTTTACGTGGTAACAAAAGCCGGACGCGAGGGCCACCGCCGCAAAGGATCAATCACCGCTATTGGTGCTTATGACATTTTAGAAGCCATCGTGCCGCACATTCACCGTTTGGCGGTGCCGGATGTGGGTACATTGAAATTCGTGAATGTTGACAACTTGTTTGGTGATGTGGTGCAAGACTTAGGCGTTACGGTTTATGCCGCGGATTTTGTCTTGCCCCAAATGGTGTGGCCGTTTGTGGATGTTCACACCTTGGATGATTTTATCACGTTCAATGCGGACGTTGACCAAGTGCAAGCCAATGGTGATGTGGATATCACCGTCCGTGAAATTTTACCCACTTAGGAAGGCATCATGGAAACTTTTTTTATAAAACCAAATTATGACATTGTGCGTGACCCGGCAAGTTTTGAAGCGTTGCCAAAGGATGGCGCCTATGTTCCGAAAAATGCGTATTGGTTGCGCCGTTTGCGTGATGGTGACGTGAGCTTGGCTAAAGCAACCAAGGGCCAAAAAGTGAAAGGGGTTAATCATGCCAATTAGTTTTAATAATATTCCCAACACCCAACGCGTGCCGTTGGTCTATGTGGAATTTGACAACACCCGCGCCGTGCAAGGTACTCCAGCGATTCAGCACAAACTTTTAATTGTTGGCCAGCGTTTAACAACCGGCACAGTGGCCGAAGGTGTACCCACGCTAATCAATAGCGCCGCCGAAGGTGAAACGTTTTTTGGTCGTGGTTCTATGTTGGCCGCGATGATCGAAGCCGCAAAGAGTGCAAATCGACACACGGAAATGTGGGCCATTGGTTTGGACGATGCCACCGGTGGTGTGCAAGCCACCGGCACTATTACCGTGACCGGTGCAGCAACGGCTAGTGGAAGCATTCCCCTTTATATCGGTGGCAAGAAAATTTCTGTGGCCGTGGCTAGTGGCGATGCTGCAACAGCAATTGCCGCGGCGATTAATGCCGCGATTAATGCAGACACGTCCTTGCCTGTGACATCCACCGTGTTGACTACTGTGGTGACGATGACGTGTCGGTGGGATGGTGAAACCGGCAATGATATTGATGTGCGTGATAGTTATTATCAAGGTGAAAGCTTGCCCGCAGGTGTGGCTTTGGCCTATAGCGGTTTTGCGAGTGGTGCCGCCAATCCCGATATTGCCACCGCCATCACCGCCATGGCCGGTGAACAATATCACACCATGGTCATACCTTTCACTGATGCAACAAACTTGACGGCGTTGGAAACTGAATTGGCTGATCGTTGGGGGCCGTTGCAACAAATTGATGGCATGGCTTTCACGGCATACCGTGGCACCGTTGCCGCCACCCAAACATTTGGCAATGGTCGCAACTCGGCGCACGTGACATGCATGGCCACGGGTGTGTCACCGCAAGCGCCTTATGTGTGGGCAAGTGTCAATGCCGCGGTGGCATCGGCATCATTGTCAATTGATCCGGCGCGACCACTGCAAACGTTAGCATTGAACAACATCATGCCACCGGCGTTGACTGCACGCCACACACGCGATGAACGCAACACACTTTTGTTTGATGGGATTGCCACTCATTCCGTTGATGCTGGTGGCCGGGTGTTGATTGAACGTCAAGTCACCATGTACCAAACCAACGCGCAAAGTGTGCCGGATACGTCTTACCTGGATGTGAATACACCCTACACACTTTCCTATTTGCGCTATTCGTTGCGCGCTCGCATTGCCTTGCGTTTTCCGCGCCATAAATTGGCCAGCGATGGCACCCGCTATGGTGTAGGCCAAACGATTGTCACGCCCAATGTCATCAAGGGTGAATTAATCGCTCTGTTTGGTGAGTGGGAAGAATCCGGCTTGGTTGAAAATTTCGAGCAATTCAAAGATGACTTAGTGGTGGAACGTGATGCCAGTGATGCTAATCGCCTAAATGTGCAAATTAGCCCGGACTTGGTCAACCAGTTCCGCATCTTTGCATCCCAAATTCAATTCATTGTTTAGGATGTTTTAAAGCAACTTAAACAGGCTTAAAAAAGAGGGCAGAAACATGGGCAACAAAATCACCGGCACCGCCACCATTCGTGTGGATGGTAAAGAGTACAAAAGCAAGGATGGTGCAAGCGGCAGTCTTGGCGGTTATGCCCGCACCCCTGTAATGGGTGGCAATCACGTCCATGGGTATAGTGAGGCCGTGGAAACCCCGGAATTAAATTTCACTTTGGCGCATGATGATAGTTTAAGCGTGCAAGCAATTGCGGGGTGGGTGAATTCCACCGTGATCATGGAAACGGACACGGGCGTGCAATTCATTTTCCGTGAAGCATGGACAGCAGAACCACCGGGTATTGATTCGGGTGCCGGTGAAGTGTCCGTGAAAATGAACGCTAAATATGCGGACGAGGTGTTGCCATAATGGCGGGCGCAACGGTTGAGTTGCTGCACGGTTTTGTTGTGCGCGTCAAACGCGGTGATGATGTTATTGAAGATAAAGTCATGGTGGCCACTCTAGGTGAAGCGAAAGCGGCGCACATGATCGAAGCCCAAGAAGAAAGTGAAAAATTGGTCTTTGATGAAAACGGCAACCCGTTTTTTGTGGCGTCCCCCACCTTGGTGTCCGTGCATGTGTTGCGCCGTCAAATTGAAACAATGGGCGACATGCCAGGCCCGCTAAGTTTGGCACAAATGAAAACCTTGCACCCCGTTGATTTGGAACTTTTGCAAGATGCATCAAAGGCGATGGAAGAAACCGCCTTGCGCCGTTTGCTGGAGGGTCAAACCCAACGGGGGCGAACTGATGCGGCTAGGGAATGATTGCCAAACCCTAGCCATTAACTTGGCCCCGTGGCTTAACACGGATTTTTCGCAATTGTTGCAACTGCCCTTAAGTCGGTTTTTTAAGATCATAAAAACCACGCACAAAAAATGAAGGTACGCCCGTGGCGCAAACACTCAAAACGTCTTTGGTCATTGATTTGCGCGGCAATCTCGCCCGCAAGTCACAGCAATATTCAGCGGCCATGGCAAAGTTTTCAAGCCGAGGGCAGCGGCATATTAAGAAGCTTTCAGCGGGTGTGGCCGGTTTGTCTCGTGTGTTTGATCGGTTTGGCAATCGGTATACCGGCCTTATTACCGGCGCCGCCGGTGCGGCCACCTTGCGTTCCGTGGTCAATCTACAAACCCGCTTTACCCGTTTGGGTATCGCGGCGGATATCTCACAAGACAAAGTGGAAGCACTCAAGAAAGAAATTTTTAAAACAGCACAAGCAGATAATATCCGCGTTGACCCTGGACAAATCACAGAAGCCGTGGAAGCGATTGTGGAAAAAACGGGGGATTTGAAATTTGCTCGTGAGAATTTGGAAAACATTGGCTTGGCCTTGCAAGCCACCGGTGGGCGTGGTGGTGCCATCGGTGAAATTCTTGCCGAGTTTCAAAAAATGGACATCAAAAAACCCCAAGCGGTGATGGAAGCTTTGGACATACTTAATGTGCAAGGCAAGAAAGGTGCTTTCACCTTGCAAAACATAGCGGCACTAGGCCCACGGGTGATCACAGCTTACACCGCCGGTGGGCGTGGTGGCGTGCAATCCATCCGTGAATTGGGCGCCATGTTGCAAGTGATCCGCATGGGCACCGGATCAAGTGAACAAGCCGCCACATCGTTTGAAGCTTTGTTGCGCACTTTTGGTGACAAAAACAAAATAGATTTTTTGAAACGTTCCGGTATTGATGTGTTTGATGCCGATGCCTTGAAACAAGGCAAAGAAGTGTTACGGCCTATTCATGAACTGGTCACCGATATCTTGAAAAAAACTGGCGGCAAAAAATCCTTGCTTTCGGCAATTTTTGATTCAGAAGCAATGCGTTCTTTTAATGCTGTCACGTCCGAATTTTCACGCACGGGTAATGTGAATAGTTTGCAACAATTCATTCAAGTGCAAGCCGATGGAAGCCGCACGATTAAAGATGCTGCGCGAGCGGCACATGATGCCGCACCCGCTTTGCAAAACCTTTTGACGATTTGGCAAGAATTTGCAAATGAAAAGTCAATCGGGTGGGTTGAAAAATTCACTGATGCAGTTAATGCCATCGGCAACGAAAATGTGAAAAAAGGTTTGACTGCCTTATCTGTAGGTGCTTTGGGTGTTGGTGGTTTAGTGCTTGGTAAAAAAATGTTGGGTGGTAAAAAATCCGGCGGTGGTTTGGCGGGTGGTATGGGTGGGTTGGGTGGATTCAGTGGTGTGCCTGTGCCCGTTTATGTTGTCAATAAACGTTACAGTGCAATTGACCTTGGGGATAGTAAGTCTGGCGGTGCAACAAAAGCGGGGAAAGTGGCGGCGGGTATGTCGTTACTGAAAAAAGCCGGGGCGGTAGGTGTTGCAGGGGCCACAGGTTTTGGCGTGGGTTCGTTGGCTTATGAACATGCAATCAAGGGAACAAGTGTTGACCGTTTTATTGGTCATGTCGTAGCAAAAACATTGGCCGCGTTTGGTAATGATGAAGCCCGAATGGCGGTGAACTATAACCGCGCCAATGAGGTGTTGGGGAAATTGGAAATTATTATTGATTCACAAGGACGGCCAAAGGTTAATACGTTGGAATCGAAAGGCGCCAGCTTAAGTGTTGATCTTGGCCACACTGTGGTGATGCCATGACGTGGCGCCAGGATTTAAAAACCGTTTCTTTTCGCGGTGTGGTGTTCAACTATGATTCCGTTGAACATGATCATGCCCGCCGTGTGGCGGTGCATCAATTCCCAGGCCGTGACGATATCGACGCGGAAGACTTGGGCGGGGGGGCCAAGGAATTCACCTTGCGTGGTTTTGTTGTTGGCGTGAACTATGTGGATGACGCAGACGCCTTGGAAATTGAACTCAGTAAACCTGGCCCCGGTTTTTTGGTGCATCCATTCAAAGGCCGGATGCGCGTGCAAGTGCGCAGTTTTCGCCGCAGCGAGAACACATCACAAGGTGGCAAGGCTAGCTTTGAAATACGATTCTTTCGATTGGATGAACAGCAAAAAGCCGAAGCAAAAACCAATCATGCGGCAACGGTCAAAAAGATAAAAACAAAATCCATTGCTAATGCCATCAACGATTTTGCGAAAAAATTTAATGTGTTGTTGCAGCCCTTGGAGTTTATTCAATCTATACAAGACGAAGTTAACAATGTATTGCAAGCGGTGACGGATATCACCAAGGACACCACCGACGCCATCAATGGTGCGCTTCGTACACCGTTTAACATGGCGGTGGCTATTGTTACCACCGTGGAAAATGTAAGCTCTAGTGTGTCCAGTGTGGCCGACGCGTTCAACGTGTATAAAAACTTATTTGATGCCGGTGATGATGAGGCCGTGGTGCCCTTAACGACAGAAACACGCAAGCAACAAGCCCGCAACCAAGAAGCCATCCACCAATTAATTCAACGCACCGCGTTGGTCAATGCAGCATTGTTGGCTATTGAGTTGAACTATCAAGCCACTGAAAAAAACAAAGCGGATGATGCGGTGGCCTTTGATGATGCCTTTGGTGTGCCCGTGGTGACTGATGTGGTTAGTCGTACCGATGCCTTGGCCATGCGTGACGTGTTGTTGGATAAAGTCGACGAACTCCAAAACCACCAATCAAGGGTGGACGGTGGTGCCGTTGATGATGATGTGTTTTTCAGTTTCAGTGATTTGCGCTTGGCCATTGCGCGTGATGTGGCCGATAAATCGGCCTTGTTGCCGGTGTTGATTAGCGTAACGCGGCCAACGTCCGTGCCCGCGTTGGTGTTGTCTCAAGAATTATATGGCAGCCCATTGCACGCGGATGACATTGTGGTGCGTAACGGTGTTTTACATCCGGGTTTTATTAACTCAACTGTGCAGGTACTTAGCAATGTTTGATGTTGAGTTGTTGACAAATAATCAGAGCTACATTGATTGGAAGACATTGTCATTGGTGCGTTCCATTGAACAATTGGCCGGTGGTTTTGAAATTACGGGTAAACGTGGTGATGAAAACCTAATCAAACCCGGCGAACCTATTAGTTTATTTTTGAATGATGAATCAGTGTTGGCCGGTTATGTTGATGCGGTGGAATTGCGTTACGATTCGCAAAGCGACAACCAAAAAGTTGTTGCCCGCGATGTGGTTGCCGATTTGGTGGATTGTTCATTGGGTGCAAAAGAATATCATGACCAAACCTTGTTACAGGTGGCCAGTGATATTGCTTTGGATTTCAATATTGAAGTACAAGCCCATGTGGACACGGGTGCACCTTTTAAAGTGGCGTCAGTCAATCCGGGTGATAGTCCATTCAGTGTGATTGAACGCTTGGCCCGTGCGCGTGGTTTGTTAATCATGTCTGACGCAACCGGTGCTTTGATTATTACCCGCGCCGGTTTGAACCGCGCAAAAACATCATTGCAATACGGCGTTAATATCTTAGGTGGTGAAGCCACGTTTTCACATGAGCAATTGTTTTCTGAATATACCGTGGTAGGTGATCGCAAAAGCACAAGTGAAGCATGGGGCAGCAACGTGCAATCCAAAGCCACGGCCACGGATGACCGGGTGGGCCGTTATCGGCCTTTTGTGTTTGTTAGTGACACTGATGGGGACGCCGTGACATTCAAAGACCGTGCAACGTGGCAACGCAATGTGGCATTTGGCCGAGCAAAGCGGGTTAAGTATTCCGTGCCGGGTTGGTATGACGGCACACAATTGTGGCAACCCAACACCGTGGTGAAGGTGGAAGACCCACGCTTAAACATCAATGAAGATTTGTTGATTGTGTCCGTGACTTTAGAAAAAAGTGAACGCGGTGCCATCACATCGTTGGAGTTAACAAGGCCAGAAGCGTTTGATTTGATTGCCTTGCCATTATCTGAGGTGACCAACGCATGGTGAACGTTTTGAAGTTGATTAGGGATTTGCGCCAACGTATTTTGTTGGTGGTGGGCCGTGGTGTGGTTCAACGCATTGATGATTCCGGTGGTGTGCAGCAAGTGCAAGCCACGTTTTTATCTGATGAAGTGCACGACAAAATGGAACACATGCAAGCCTTTGGTTTTGTCTCGCACCCACCGAAAGGCGCCGAAGCGGTGGCCTTGTTTCGTGGTGGTCGGCGTGAAACCGGCGTGGTGATTTGTGTGGCGCATCGTCAATACCGCCTAAGTGCTTTAGCAGAAGGAGCAGTGGCTATACATGACCAAGCGGGCAATAAAATTGTGTTGAACAATGACGGCACCGTGGATGTGGATGCCGCCACCATTAATTTGAACGGTGCCGTGAACATCTCCGGGGACGTCATTGTTGATGGCAAAGTCAGTGCCGCTAATGTTGAAGATAATATCGGTACTTTGGCGGCATTTAGGACGGCTTACAATTCACACGTGCATACGGCAAATGGAACATCACCGCCGGTGCCAACTGCATAGAAAGGAAATAACATGGAAATGAGTTTGAAAACCTATACATTATTAATTGTGCTAGCGGCGCCAATGATTTATGCATTGTGGGCCATTGTTGGTTTGTTTGTTTATGACAATTTAAGTGGCTTAAAAAGTTTGTTTAAAACACTTTTTAACAACACTAGAACCAAGGCCGCTGCCCGTAAAAAAGCGAGTGCTTAAGCGTGGCCGATATCGCCTTGATTTATAACAATGACACCAGCAGATTTGACATTGCGTTGGATGGCTCTGATTTGCAAACTGATGATGGTTTGCGCACGGCGGTGTTGTTGAGTTTGTTTTGTGATGCAAGTGCGCAAGGCGATGAACCGCAAATGGATCAAAAAGACAATCACCGTGGGTGGTGGGCGGATCAATACGCCATCATCACCGGTGAGCGCTTCGGTTCATTGTTGTGGTTGTTAGATCGTTCTAAACGCAGTGATGAAACCGCCACCTTGGCTAAAAGCTATATTGAAACCGCATTGCAGTGGGCGGTGGATGATGGCGTGGTGGAACGTGTGCAAGTGGATGTTGCATGGATATCTTCAACCGCATTGGCCGTCGCCATTGCTATGCGCAGACCGGATGGCAAGGTGGTTGATTTTCGTTTTGATAATTTATGGGATGCAATTCATGCCTATCTATAGACCAACGCTGCAAACTTTAATTAGCCGGGCACGTGCCGACATTGAAAGCCGTTTGCCTGGAAGTGATGCCCACTTGAGGCGGTCAATGTTGGATGTGTTAGCAGTAACCCACGCCGGTGCAATGCATGGGCTATATGGGTTTGCGGCCAATATGTTTAAACAGTTTTTTGTCGACACGGCGGATGGTGACTTCTTAGACCGTCATGCAAGTATGTGGGGATTGACACGCAAAGCGGCTACCCCTTCAACATGTGCGAGGGTTTATTTCACCGGTTTTTCTTTTATATTGATTCCGGCGGGCACTGTTATACAACGCAGTGACGGCGCCCAATATTCAACGGATAGTGATGTCAACATTGAATTTGGTTCTGCTATTGTTCCAGTTACATCATTAAAAGCCGGAGCAGACTACAATACCCCACATGGGGCGGCGTTTACTTTGGTCAGTACGATTGAACTTTTAAGTTCAACTGCTTTTCTATTGAATGATTCGGTGGGAGGTGCTGATTTAGAAAGTGATGACGCCTTGCGTGATCGGCTTTTGCAACGGATTCGGGCTAGGGCTACCGGTGGCAATGCGCAAGACTACATCACATGGGCATTGGAAGTGGCGGGTGTGACTAGAGCATGGAGTTATCCTTTGGAGTATGGCCAAGGCACCGTGGCCATACGATTCATGATGGATGACAGTTATGCCGATGGCATACCTTTGGCGGCGGATATCACCGCCGTGCAAAATTATATTAATTCAGTGAAACCGGTGGGTGCATGGTCGTGGATACTGGCGCCAATTGCTAAGCCGATCAATCCAGAAATTTCAATAACGCCCAACACCACGGCAGTAAAAAACGCAGTGGAGACACAACTAAAAGATTGGTTGGCAAGTTCAGTGGCGCCAGGTGACACCATAGCACTTAGCAAAATTAGCGAAATTATTAGTCTATCCGAAGGTGAGGATAGCCATGTTTTAATTTCACCCACGGACACCATCACGCATGATGTTGGTGAAATTGCAACCTTGGGGACAATCACGTGGAGCTAAGCGCGGAAGACTACGCTCACCAATTAAAGCAGCTATTACCACCCGGCAAGCTGTTTTCAATTAATGATGATAGCAACTTGAATGTCTTGCTTATGGCGTGGGGCGTGGAATTTTTGCGGGCGCATAATTTAATTTCCAGTTTCATGTCTGAAATTGATTTGACTGCCACGACTTATTTTCTTGATGACTTTGAACGTCTAGTGGATTTGCCTTTTGATTGCTATGACGCGCCCGTGGCAACACAGTCACGGCGTGATGCCATTTTGAATGTTCTGACATGGCCGGGCAGTAATTCAGTGCAAGAGTTAACCGACTATTGCAGCCAACTAGGTTTCCCCACGGCGTATGTTGCAAACGGTGATATTAATGAATTTTTTGTCTATGTTCCCGATGTTATCCCGGACATTATGACTGTGGGGGACACCGCGGCCACGGCGGTGGGCACTTACATGCGCACCTATGGAGCGGAAAAAAAATTGGAATGTGAAATGCTGGCCATACGCCCGGCCCATACGGTCATGTATTTTATCTATAGTAGCGGCCCGACTCAGTATGTACTTATTTTTGATTAAGTAGGAAACGACATGGAAAAAATTGGACAATATACACCCACGTCAGATGTAAACGATGAGTGGGACGAAACAGTGCCTACACGATTCCGTTCCGGTTGGTTTAATGCCGTACAACGCGAGCTTGTAGCAGTGGTGGAGAAAGTTTTCAAGAAAACGTTAAATGTGGCGGATGATGAACAAATTGCAACAAGTTTAAAATCCCGTTTTGAAGCCATTGCCCGTTCCATGCCGTTTGACGCGGCCAACGGTGTGGAAATGAATGCCGCCGTGGGCGCGGCTAATGATACTTATGGGCGTGGTGTTGCAGTTAGTGCGGATGGTTCGGTGATTGTAGTGGGTGCCGATGGTGCAACAAGTAACACAGGTAAGGTTTATGTTTATAGTGGGCAAGATTGGGCCACGGAAACCATTTTAACGGCCAGTGATGGTGCTGTGGGTGATCGTTTTGGAAAAAGTGTTGCAATTAGTGCGGACGGTTCAGTGATTGTGGTGGGTTCTTATGATGATGATACAAGCCGCGGGGCGGTCTATGTTTACAGTGGTTCAAGTTGGGCTACTCAAACAAGACTAACGGCCATCGATGGCGCAAGCAATCACGCCTTTGGATATAGTGTTGCAGTCAGTAACGATGGCACAACCGTGGCGGTGGGTGCTTATGGGCATAATTCGAGTGAAGGCGCGGCCTATATTTTCAACGGCGCAAATTGGGCCACACAAACACAAATTCTAGCAAGTGACGGCTTGGCTTCGGACAATTTCGGATATAGCATTGCAATCAGTGGCGATGGTTTAGTGTTGGTGGTTGGTGCACGCGCTGATAATACGGCACAAGGCGCCGCCTATGTTTACAGTGGTTCAAGTTGGGCTACTCAAACAAAACTAACGGCCAGCAATGGCGCAAGCAATCATTATTTTGGCCGTTGTGTGGACACCAACTATGATGGTTCGGTGGTGGCGGTTGGGTTGTACACTTCTACTGTTAGCAATGTTTATATATTTTGCGGTGAAAATTGGGCCGCCGAAAAAATACTAACACCCTCAGACACTTTGCCCGCGACTGTTTCTTTTGGCTATTCTGTCGCATTGTCAGATGATGGTCGTGATTTGTTGGTTACGGCGTTTGGCGACAAGTTAGACTTGGGTGTGTCAATGGGGAGTTTGTACTATTTTACAAATTATGGGAATGGTAATTTGTGGAAAGAGCATTCAAAGTTTTATAGCGATAGGGTTAACACTGATACAGTGGTAATAGACAATTACGGTGACGCGTTGGCATTGTCAGGCAATGGTTTGGTGGCGGTGGTAGGTGCGTGGCGGCGTGATGTTGGTGCAAATACCGACCAAGGCGCGGCCTTCCGTTTTGAAAAGCTATTGGGGGCATAA